GCAATTGCAATATCTGTGTGAACTTACACATACTCTGCTTGTCTGAGGTATCGGCTCACCATAACCGCCCAGCCTGATGTTATCAGCGTGTAGCGGCTTGTTTTTCTCTTTGATAAAATTGATTCGCAAATGATTAAAACATCAACTGGTGCATAATATGAGTAAGTACTCAGACCTTTTACAGGTAATCAAGTCACGGGTTTGCCAAAATAACAACTTCCCCCAAACATTACTGGCAGACTCACACAGTTACAGAGCCAGGCAGGTTTGGTACCGAATAGGACAAATATTCACTCTTGAATGTATTCTCGATGAGTACAGGAAACATTTTTCATCGGATTATTATTATCTTGATAACGATAAGGCTCTTCATCACCTTATCTTCGAAATGACCAAGTGGAAACCTGAAGAGATTAGAAGACTCTCGCTAAACGACTGTCTCTTTATCATTGCCAGTCAACTAAAGCCCAGTTATATGTCAGAAGATGCTGCCGCTGTCCTGGCGTCACTCAATCTGCCGACTGGCCACTATCCTGTTGAGGATTTTCCACAAGAGGACTGGGATCCCAGGGAAAACTCAGCATTCCTTCAAAGCTACCAGTAGCGACTCGCCCAATCTCCGCAGAGATCTGACTCAGCCGCTCCTCAAGAGCGGCTTTTTCTGCTATCAGACGGTTGAAGTGGGCAAGATAGATTTTCTGTTGCCCAAGCCAGTCTTCAAGCTGTTGAGTGGTCATGCCCGGGTTAAAAAAATATGGCTGCTGCATAGCTCCCCCCAGAAAAGCAAAAACCCCACCATATAGGCAGGGCTTCATTGTTTGATTTCGTACGGGCGTTATATCCCACGATTTGAAGATTACACGACAACTTCGGACAAAATCAAGTTTTTTGTTTCTAAAATGCAAAATAATGCCGCTATCTTATTAATACGCTGTCGCGCGCTGAAACTCCTTATCAGCCTGTGCCTCCCCCTCCCGGCAGATGTCCACCAGCGCATCGCAGAAAGGTTTCCAGTTACGGGTCCATGTTCTGACATGCAGATCAGGAATGAGGGTCAGAATCGCTTTGTAAGCTGCTGTGGATGGCACCGTTGAGAATCCATTCCCCGAACAGCGCTCGCACGCCTTGTAAACTGGTGCCCCACGCTCTTTGGTCTCTTTTCGATCCAGAACCTGACCTGAACCGCCGCAGCGACAGCGAGCGCTGATCGCCCCCTTGCCGTCACAGATTTCACATTTAGCACTGACGTTGATTTTTACTTCAGTCCACTTATCCCAGTCGGACGGACGAACAGCACGGGACCTGCTAGCCCAATATGGTGCTTTGCCCCACGGGTTAGAAACTTTGCGTTCAGTGGTAGTGCTTTCGATCTTGCCGGTGCCATTGCATACCCTGCAGGCCCCCGTTGTTTCAGCTGAACGGGAATACTCTGCAAAGGCAAATTGCGCCAGAATCAGGCAGCAGCGCCCCAGCGCTTTACCCGCAGCCTTGCGAACGTTCTTTGGTGCTGTATCTATGGCATACCGCGCCAGCGCCTGAACAGCCAGCTGCTCATCGGTCTTACTGATGCCCGTCTTACCGAAGAACGCCGCCAGCCCGAACCGCGCCCGGCTGCTGGTGGTACCGATGGCCGCCATAACATCTGTTCCGGTCAGTCGATTTGGCGATGTGCTTTTCACGTCGTCGCTGATATGCATGCCCTGAGGGCTAAAGTGTTTGAGGGAGGCTTCCAGTTTCATTCTTCGCACTCCCCGACCAGGTTCAAAATAATGCGATCAAACAGCGAATCCCGTTCCTCAAAATAGTCACATGCCAGTAACCACTTGCAGACTGTTAATGCTTCAGCCCGGGTAACTGGTTTCATGGCGCACAAAAGGTCAGTGAGCCACCCGCGCCGATCCCAGATAATCTGGACGTAGCCATCGCCATTTTGTGTTTTATACCTGTGACGAAGTACGGATTCCCAGTAATCCCATTCAATGGTTACATCGCTTAATGTCCAGGGAGAGAGGAGGATGTTTTTAAAACCTTTAATTTCTCTTACGCGAAGTTCTTCCGCCTCACGACTTAAGTTTTTTTCATCGGCCCAGTTTGCATAAATATGACTGAAGCGATCCATAACAAGGCGCTCAGCATCAGTAATTTTCTCAGGCGAAAAGTCCTGTTCGATGGTGAAGAATTGGTTATGTTGCAGATTGTTATTGTTCATCATGCTGCCACCTTTTTATAGAAAACTTGTTCACGAACCTGATCGCCGTTCATAAGCATATCATTGAAATCTCCGTTATCCGGCCAGCGTATGCTGACTTTCACCAGGTCGTTTTTCGCCAGCAGGTTTGCGTGGGCGCACTCGAACGCCGCGGCATGTCCAGTTGCAGAGTGCTTGTCCATGTCGGCAAAAATAATCAGATGCTTCACACCTGCCGGGACCCGGAATTTCTTCATAAACCCGCTGTTGATTACCGCCCAGGTGTTGACGCCATAAACCTGATAACAGGAGAGTGCTGTTTCGATACCTTCGGCAATGCCGATCGTCGTTGATACCGGAAACATGCGAATGGCCACAGAGCGGGCGTGATCCAGATAGCTGTCCTCTTGAAGCGACTTAAGACGTTTGGCGCTATCAATATCTGCCTTCCTGTCGCCGTCCAGCAGCGTCTGGTGCAGGTAACAAAGCTCAGCTTTGTCATCGGTAGCTAGGGCATACAGAGCTTGATAAACGCGCCCCGCATGGCGTTGGCGGTCACAAAAACGGATGCCTTCTGCCGGCAGGCGACTTATCCCACGTTGAAGAAGGTAACCAGCCGCGCTAGTTCCCCGTAAATCGAGCAACTTGGAAAACTTACTGATGACTCGCTGGCGCTGCCGCGCCGCCGAACTGTTAGAAGGCACGTTGATGCGCTGATAGTTATTCCCGATGAGCTGGTCCACTTCTGCGCAGATGGCGGAAAAGCTTTTTGACTGGGTCAGGGTCAGCAGCTTCATCCCGTCACCGCTACCGCATACACAGATCCATGTACCCTGACCGTCACGGTCATCAACGCGATACTTCCCCCGCGCCTTACATACCGGACACTCGCCCTTGTAATGGTGCTTCCCGGTGATCGGCGGCAAGCCGTAATATTCAAAAATTTCAGACCATCGACCTTTTGCTGCTTCTGCCGTTTTCATATCACTGACTCGCGCTATTTATGTTTTTCTGGAATTTTCGTTTTGCTTCGATAATTAGTTGCCCGTCGCTGCCCTCAGGAGGCTCATAGTTGATATTGGCGCTCGGAGGTGGAAATAGATCCTGGTCAGGTTTCTTCCCCATCTGCTGCAGACGTTCGCGGCGTTTAGCAAATTTGATAAGTTTGTGTTTGATGTGATTGCTGACCTCCGGTGTGATCTCCATTGGAAAGTCGCTTAAGCCGTTGGGCCATTCGCCGAATTTCTCCTGAAAGGTATGAGCACACCAGCCATCGCTGACAGGTTTCCCCTGCGCCGCACGATGACGCTGGTAAAACTTGATCTGACTCCACCAGGACTGTTTGTCGCTTTTGGTGTAAACCTTCTCGCCTTTACTCATTTTTTTGAGGTTGCGGGTGCTGTCGGTTTCTACGTCCTCTCCGGCCAGCGGCTTAAAACCGCATTTCGGACAGATGTAGACGCCGGCGGGTTTCATGAAGTGGCATTCAGGGCATTCTTTCGGGAGTTTCTCTTCGCGTTCTTTGGCTGCCCGCGCTGCAGCCCCTTTCATGCCATCGTTTTTAGACGGTAGTTCGTCGTATTCAATGGCGTCAGGGAAGCCGAGGCGATGCACGGTACCACTGTGATCAAAAATCAGGCAGGCATCTTTCCCGGGTGCAGTTCGCAGTCCGCGGCCAATCGCCTGCAGCCAGCGGATTTCACTCTTTGTCGGCCGGGCGTAGATAATGCACCGAACATCGCTATCAAAACCGGCTACCAAAACACCAACACTGACGATTATTTTTGTGGCGCCAGTCTCGAAGCGGTGAATCATCACCTGCCGTTCTTCGTGGGGTGTTTCTGCGACCATGACCTCAGCGTTAATACCCGCCTTGTTAAACTGCATGGTTACAAAGTTTGCGTGGGCCTTGTTAACGCAGAACGCCACCGTAGGAAGGTCACGACCATGACGAAGCCAGTTATCGACGATATCGCCCACCAGGTCAGAACCGCACATGATTTCCGCCAGCTGGGACTCGTCGTAATCAGTACCGAACTCCATAGATGGCTTCGTTTCTACCCCGCTAAGATCCGGTTTTGTTGGGGCGAAAAATTCGTACTTACTGAGGTCACCACGCTGGATCAATTCGCCAATCGTCGTTGGCTTAATCAGGTGTTGATAGTAATGGCCCAGGAACGGCGCAAAAGGGGTACCAGATAAACCGATAACTTTCGCTTTTTTCTCCGCTGTGATCCGTTCGATTTCTTTCAGGATACGGCGTTTACGCAGGTGCGCCTCATCGACAATAAGCAGATCGATGTTTTTGGGAAATTCACGCCTGATGAGCGTGTCAGCGCTCGCAATCTGGATCAGCAGATTAGGGTCGTAGTTAGGGTGATCACGCCAGATAAAACTAATCTGGTCTTCCGGCAACCCGTATTCTGTAAAGCGCTGGGCGGTCTGGTTAATCAGGATCGTATACGGGGCGACAAACAGAACACGCATACCACGACTAACCAGGCCGGCGGCGATAAACGCAGCCAGGCCTGTTTTGCCGCTTCCGGTCGGTGCGTAGACCATGAAGGAATCGTGCGCCTTCCAGGTGCGCCGCAGCATGTTAAGCCCACGTTCCTGTGCAAAGTTCGGTGTGATGTTAAGCATTGTCAGCCCTTTTTGAGTTCTACTTTTCCAGGAAGAAACCTTCCCTACCTCTTATCGGGATTCCGTGTACCAGTTTGCTAGTGCACCGCTCTTTTATGGCTCTGCTTTCAAGATCGGTACCTACCTAACCCATGTACCTGTCTATTGGAAAAGGACGCTATTCCTGCCCTAACTCCCAACTCCCCCCAAACCCCCCTCTTCCCTCTTCCCCATCCCATGTACTCGCAAGCTGGTACGCAGAACAAAAAACAGTCAAGGTGGTTACCCTGCTATCACCCGGCACCTTTAATCCCGGTAACAATCGGATCGTTACTGTGATCCGGCCAGGGGTGGCTGGGTCGTATACCCCTGCAGTGCGTGTCCGTGTGCATCCACGAATCTGCGAAGCCTCACATTGGCTTCATGCCGAGCTCGGTTCTCCTGTCGGAATGAAACGGGCTCGGCGTTAAACTCAATTTCGTAAACCTCTGAATACTTCAGAGCTATTTTCCGGCGCAGTGATGAAGGCAATCTCAACAACTGCTCCTGTATCCACTGAGCATCCGCCTGGCAGTAAAGCGCTGGCATTTCAACCCTGACGAAATCCTGTTGCATTGCTTACTCTGCCCGCTTCGCAATGAGGTAAAAAATCCCGCTTATTGGGTCATACCTGATGCTACGTGGCAGCAACTTCAGGAAGTAGCGCGGATCAGGCATAGCGGTTGACTGTTGTGACATGTCACACCTCTGCAGTTCGTGGCATCCCATCAAGCTCGCTTGGATACAAGTCAGGGCGAACCTGATGAGGGGTAATGGCCCAGCCGACAAATTCGCAAAGTTTCAATACAAAGCGAGCAGGGATTACAGACTTAGCAAACCACTGATTCACTGCCTGGGGAGTTACTCCCAAGCCTTGAGCAATCGCTCTTTGGGAAGTAATGGCACACAATTTCACCCGAATCTCTTCGTTCATAAATCACCATCAAGTTAAACTTTATTTGAATGAGTCTATATCAAGATTTAATTAACATGCAAGAAGTAAAACCATGCGTTAAACTTGAGATCAAGCATTGCTTTAGATAATGGCTTTAATGAAACTTTTGGAGAGATACAGTGGCCACGGCAAACATGATTCAAGAACTTCTGAAGGAAAAAGGGTGGAGTAAAGCCGAGCTGGCTCGTCAGTTAGGGGTTAGCACGCAGACGGTTGTCTACTGGACGAAGGGAGACACTGTCCCAAGGGGTAAGAGATTAGCCCAGCTTTCTGAAATCAGTGGTTACCCACAATCCTGGTTTCTGGGTGAGGGACAACCCGCCACCTTCCCTGCGTCCGCTCAAAAAGGAGATACTGATAGCGTTAAATTCAAAGTATTAGATATTGAATTCAGTTGTGGTGATGGAGTTAGCGTGAAAAGTGACTTCATTGATGTGGTCCGCTCCATAGAGTTAGACCCCGAGTACGCTCGTCAAGTTGTAGGCAACAGACCCTTCAAGAACATTGAGATTGGCAATGCCAGGGGTGATAGCATGTCGCCAACAATAGCACCGGGTGATTTATTATTTCTAGATAAAACAATAACATACTTCGATGGTGACGGGATTTATGCTTTTTGTTTTGAAGGTGAATGTTATGTAAAGAGGCTGCAAAAAATAGGCAGCAAAATTGTAGTATTATCTGACAACTCGAATTACCAATCTTGGAGCATCGAGAAGGATGCCTTGGATATGCTCTACATCCAGTCAAAAGTTATCTCATCAGTTCCTTTCAACATTAACAGATTCGGTTAATTATTGATAGACAACGGGCTTTTGCCCGTTCCTCCCTTTTAAATCTACCTATACCCAAAAAAACAATCAAGTTTAACTTGACTGCATAAAATCATAAAGCTAACCTCTCACTATCAAGTTTAACTTGATTTAGTAAGCGCTCAATACTTGTGTGAGGTGAACAATGAAAACTCCTATCCAAATGCTTGAAGTGTTTGTATCAGACATAATAGAAAACACTGTTCTTCTGGAGGAGATCTATAAAAAAAGTAACGAGAATTACGAAACGGATTGTTCTATAAACAGCCTAATTCGTTCAATGCAAAAGACCGTAGATAACATGAACGGATATATTAAGAGTCATATTAATTCAGTCAAACCCTGCATACCTGTAGCGGACAGAAACGATCTGACTGATGATATATACGATGTGATTCTTACTGCTAAAAAACTTGAAGCAGTCGCGCAAACTTATAGTGAGTCTTTTTTTACTGACGAGGACAATGACAACCCCGCGTGCCATATGTCAGCTGTGATATTTGACTATGCTCGTGAACTTTGCACTGATCTTAAGGCTATCGAGAATAAAATAGGCTAATTACGAAACCAGTTTAGAACGGCCTTGGGGTGCCGGGGGTTCTTGCCCCCTAAATATTGCGAGGTATTTGTTATGAGTTTCATTATTGACCGCAACGCATATAAAACCGCCCTGCTTTATGCAGCTAACGGGCACGAAATAATAGCAGGCCTTTATCTGCGTAAAGCCTACGGGAGGTAATTATGGGTATGCAGCGCCGCCAAGATATTCAGTGCGTCACCATTAAGGCTGAGCAACTTAACTTCCTTATGCAGACAATTTTTACACATCATAAGGACTTTGACTGCCATCAACTTGATGGGGTTTTAGGTCTTGCATATGACCTTGCTGGCGAGGTCTATTCATGGATGGAAAAAGAGGAAAAGATTGTACAGCAAAATGAAGAACACAAAAGAAGGGGTAATTAGATGAGTAACTTAATTACTACCTATCGACGCCGAATTTTAAAAGCAGCCTTGTTACGCCACCAGCGAAAGACTGGGAGTAGCTTACTTGTCATTAAGCTTAACAAGGGTGGGATTAGTACTATCGAATTAACTGAGATTCTTCTTGATGGATTGTTGCGGAAATTCGAGCGACTGGCTCTCGGTGAATACGGAAATGTGGAAGGCGTGAAAGCTCTTAAGGGAATCTACAGCAACTCTGTTGATGTTAATGGCAGCGGCGAATTCCTCACAGAAAGCGGGAAAGAGTTAATCGACGAGCTTATTTCTGAACTGGTGGAGTTCGTCAAAAAGCAGAAACCAGTTACTGCGGAGTCCGGCAATGAATAACCAGCAAACAATGCTCTATCAGGGTGTGCTGATCCCCCGCCCCGTGTTGAACGTGGATCTGCATGTCCTCCCTGATTTTACCGGGCGGGTAGTCGTGCACATCGAGAACGGGAGGGTGATATGCGACCGCCAGCTGTTCGTCGACGAGCACATTTGCTCACTGGCCACGTTTATCGAAATGGCGCGAGAAATGGAGCTGAGATTTGAGGAGGTAGCTGGTGGCACTGACAGCAATACGAATTCCTGAGAGGGTTCACCTGCAGGCGCTGCAGGTCCTGCTGCGGTATCGGCGCCGGCGGATATTCCCGCGGCGAATGCGCCGCACCGGCTACCTCAGCCTGAAGGTTAACCCACGCTGGCGCCTGTTATCGAAAGACGATGGCCGGAACTGGGAAGTTATGAGTCATGAAACCTATAACCGGGAGAAAGACAAATGATTGACAACAGAACTGTCAGCGCTATTGACCTGGCGTTGCAAAAGCACCCAACGCCAGTTGGTGATCTGTTCGCCGCGATCCGCCACGGACGCATGAAGCGGTGCTTCAGCCGGGATACCGCAATTCGTTACCTGGCGTTCTTCATGACCTCCCGAGCTTTTGGGCGTTCTGATTTCAAGCAGCGTTATCCGGACGTGCAGGTAATTCATCCACTGAATCCAGAACTGAGTAGCTGGCAACGTGGCGCCGTGACCACTGAGTATTTTAACGCCCACCAGCGCACCGTTCGCCGGCTGCGTCGCATCCTCGCCCGCAAAAGAGAAATGCAAAACTGGTGCAAAAAGTGGGATGCCATGCACGACCGCTACGTGAAAGAGCGCGAAGAACTACAGGCCTGTAAGCCTGGAGGGCTGAGTCGATGATTGCTTACTTACGCGTTGTTCTATCGGTGGTGATTGTCGCCAGCGTTTATGGGCTGTTCGTTCCGATCCTCATTTCGATGAAGGACACGACAGCAGTTATATCCGGTTTTGCCCTGGCGATTCTGACCCCGCCGTGCATCTACGCCATTTGTAAGGGTCTTGTGCTTACCGTAACGAAGGAAAAGAAATGAAAAAAGCAATTATGGCTTCAATTATCGCACTCTCTGCCATCGGCCTTGTTGGTTGCGATCGAGTTGAGCCCGGCAACGTGGGTATCAAGGTGAATAAGTTGGGCGACGATAAAGGCGTTGGTGAAGTCGTCGGAGTCGGCCGCTACTGGACCGGCTGGAATACAGAGGTTTATATCTTTCCGACCTTCAAGCAGATGAAAACGTATGAAGACGCTTTCAACTTCCAGATGAGCGATGGCACCACCATCGGCTACCACATCGGGGTCGCGTACAAGGTTGATCCGACCAAAGTTACAACCGTTTTCCAGACCTACCGTAAAGGCGTGGACGACATCACCGACACCGACCTGCGGCAGAAAATTGCTGACGCCCTTAATCGTCTCGCAAGTCGGATGAGCACCGATAAATTCATTGACGGCGGGAAAGCTGAGCTGCTTGAAAACGCACTGAAAGAGATCCAGTCCGATATGGGGCCGGTTGGTATCCAGGTGATCAGCCTTTCTTACGTTGGCCGTCCGGAATACCCGCCGACAGTGATCGAAAGCATCAACGCCAAAGTTACGGCCAACCAGAAGACGCTGCAGCGCGAGCAGGAAGTTAAACAACGTGAAGCTGAAGCCAACATGTTGCGAGCCGAAGCCGATGGCCAGGCGGATGCAAAGCTGAAATTGGCTGAAGCAGAAGCAAAGTCTATCCAGATCCGTGGGCAGGCCATGCGTGAGAACCCTGAGGTACTGCAACTGGAGGCCATCAACAAATGGAATGGCACCCTGCCCCAGTACATGACCAGCGGAACAAACACCCCGTTTATCCAGGTTAAATGATCCACCAGCCCGGCGACAAGCCGGGCACATATGAGGGGTTCGCAATGCTTCAGAACATGCTTAACCCGGAACCAACCTCAACAGGGATCCGGTCTGGAAACCGGGTGATTGGCTACTCCGCTGCTATTCGCCTGCTGGATAACGGTCGCTATGACAAACACCTTGCCGATGGAATGGAAATTCTGGCCTGCATCATGGAAGCGGTAGAAAGTAACTGGATCACGCTCAATATCGAAAAAGAGTTGATCCTGTGGCGCTGGTTACTGGCTGCCGTGTTCATCACTGAGGAGCTGGAGAAAAACGGAACTGTCGACGTTCCGAATGATACTGGCGGTGTTGATACTGCTGTTATCTATTCCAGCAAGCATGGCGCCATTAGCGTCTATCCGGGACCTGAACGCTTTGCACTCGCCAACCATATTGAGCTGGGGGCAATCGAGAAATATGGGCCAGAGGTTGGCCAGCAGCTGGCGCTGCGGATGTATCAGGACATGGTTATTGCTGACGAAGAATTTGGGTTCAGGTTATCAGCACTTGGCCGGGAGAGGTTTAACCTCCTCCACGACAGCTTTATCGAACACATCCAGATCGAAGGTGTGCCAGAAGCACCGATTATGCATTGAGGGGAATGATGATGAATAACTTGATCACTAACAAACCATCCATGACCAGCCTTGAGATCGCCGAGCTGGTAGAAAAACGCCACGACAACGTGAAACGTACGATTGAGACCCTGATTATGCGTGGCGTTATTACTTCTCCTCAAATTGAGGAAAAGCCTACTGCCGGGCGCCCCACAACAATTTACGTTTTTGAAAGTGAAGAAGGGAAGCGTGACAGCATCATTGTGGTCGCGCAACTCAGCCCCGAGTTTACCGCCAGGCTGGTAGATCGCTGGAAAGAGCTGGAAGAAGAACGCTCACGGCCAAAATCGCAGGCAGAGCTGATCGCAGAAATGGCCCTTTTGAATCTTGAGCAGGAACGCCGGCTGTATCAGGTGGAAGAACAAGTTGAAACCGTAGCCGAAGCTGTTGAGAGCATTAAGCGTGGAAATATGCGGGCCGGGTATGTCGGTTATCGCCAGGTAGTCGCAAAAAGCGGTATGACCGATGCCAAGTGTCGAAACCTTGTTAACGCATACCGCATCCCAACCGATACGCACGAGTTCATGACGCCTGATGGCCTGCTGTCTCGACGGGCGATCGTAGAGTTCGAGCCTTTTATGAAAGCATTCCGCCAAATGATGGCAGAAGCCGAACCCCGTGGGGCCCGTTGGTATCACCCGAAAATGGGGCTGTTTCAGGCTATCGGATGGGAGGAAAGACATTGTGAAGGTTGAGTTTAATGATCAAGGGTCGGTATCAGTCATCACGGTCACCAGCACTGTATTTGAGTTCCGCCGACACAACCGGGCGATTGATGTGGCGTTGCTTCTCACGCCTGAAATGACCAGCCAGAGCAGCGGTTTTTTCATTATGAAAACGATTTTAAGTGGCAAGACAATGCACGCCCTCCGGGCTTACAAACATCTGATCAGGGAGGCTAAGCGATGAGCATCACACTCGAAAATGGACGTATTAACCTTGATTCCCTGGTAACAATTGAAGATCACTTGCGCGGACTCGCGCTGGCGAACAGGACGCTGGACAGTATTAAAGACCAAATGTCTCAGCGTTCCGATAAAAAATCAGACTGGTACAGACGGGCTACAGTTGCGCACAAATCATGGTTCTGGGCTCGCTCACGAATCTGCGAACAACTGGCTATTTTGCGCCGTCAGGAAAAGGACGTTAACCGTCTTCGCTGGCAGTATGAAAATGAAGCCCTGATGGCGCAACTGAAAAGCCAGGTGAGCAAAGAGGTTTTCAGTGAGTGTTTGCGCCGGGCAAAAATTAAAGCTGAACAGCGACTGGAGCAAGACTTTCGTGCTGCGATGATTGAGGTGAAGTGATGGACTGGCCTACAGCATTCAGCATCGTCGGTTGCGCGCTCGCCATTGCCTGGCTGTTTCGGAGTTAACGACATGAATAGTGAATTTGAGTTGTGGCGCCACTGTCGTGGCCTGATTGTAGTGTGAGGTGGGAAATATGGTAGACATTGAAATGATTGACGAGGAAGAGGCGATGCGGATGATCCGAGTATCTTCACGCGTGACCATCCGGAAATACACCGAGCGCTATAATTTCCCCAAACCGGTCCGGACCTACCCTAAACAGTATCTGCGCTCTGCTATTGTGGAGTGGATCTTAAACGGGGGTGTCAACCAGAAATCTTCCTGATATGCCAAAATATCTTTTCAGCATACAGATCATAGGCGTCTTTCTGTTCGGCAATCCAGTCATGCTTGTTATAGACAGAAAGCACGCCGCCCAGCTCATGCCCCAGCATTTTTTCGATGACATGCGGGGCAACCCCCTCTTCGGATAGTCGGGTTGCCAAGGTGCGCCGGAAATCATGTGAAGTAAACTCACCAAACCCCAACGAGTCTTTGATTCTTCTCAGAAATTTATTTGCACCAGAAATAGTTATAGGGCTTTTCAGGTCCTCGCCCGGGAAAAGTATATCCCCATACGTCATTTCAGCTTTTTTCAGCAAATCATCTGCCGCGGAGAAAATTGGGCGCCTGATAATTTTGTTGGTTTTGCTTTTCTCTGCTGGAACAACCCATAACCCCTCCTCTCGGTCAAATTCCCCCCTGATAGCCAGCCGAAGTTCGCTATTCCTAGCGCCGTACAGCATTAGCAGTTGATGAAGCAATCGGTTAGAAGTTGACCCACGACTTCTTTCTATAGCCATCCAGATTTTGGCAAGCTGGTTATAGCTGAGCGTGGTCTCCCCAATCACAGGTTTAACACCGATGTCTTTCGGCTGCAAAAGCATGAGTTCGGTTGTGCTAATGAACTGTCGGCGCGTACACCACCCAATGGCGGACCTGAGCTGTATCAATAAATGCCGGGCTCGGCGAGGGTTGATTTTCTCTTCTTCGGTAAACCTCTCTACCCACAAGCGGACAGGGATATCCTCAACCGGAATACCGGAAAAAGCGTCGCGCATGTGCTTTATAACCGTTGACTTATAAAGCGCTATAGTCTTAGCCCTTAGAGTTACATCAACGTAATTCTCCTTCCAGTAATCCAGACAATCCTTCACCGTTGGCTTACTGTTGGATTTCTTACCGCCAGCCAGCGTTCGGGGGTCAATGCCTTTGTCTGCCGATTCCCTCAGGTCTGCAACGATATTGCGGGCATCGCGCAGCGTCAGCGCTGGGTAGCGCCCAAGCCCCATTCGGTTCTGCTTTCCTTCCCATCGGAACCTAAACTGAAAGCTGATCACGCCTTTGGGGGTTATGCGAACTCCAAGCCCGTCAGAATCCGTAATTTCAGCAGGCCCAGAATATGGTTTACCATAGATAGAGCGAAGCTTTGTGTCACTGATTGCCATGTTAGTTTTCTGTACTCATCACTTTGGTATTTTATGTACTTATTCTGTACTCAATATCGCATGAACGAACATAAACAACAATATCAAATCATGTACAACCATGCGCAACAATTGGCAGCACAACTAAAATAATAATAAAAAATCATTTACATAAACATCTAACCGTATTCATTCTTGTCTGAACAATCTCAACCATGTGCAAAGCCCACACCTTGCCGAAGATTAC